CTATGCTAAATTAATTAAAAAACAACAAGATGAAAGAAAAATCAGTGAAGTTAATATCAGTAACACCTGATGCTGAACAAACAATGGCACACATTGCCAGAGTTTCCAATCCAAATAATCAAGATAATCCTAACTATGCTGGATTATTAAGATACTGTATCAAGCATAATCACTGGTCTGTATTTGAGCAATCCTCAATGACCCTTGAGATTGAAACAACACGTGCTATTGCAGCACAGATATTGAGACATAGATCTTTTACTTTCCAAGAGTTTTCTCAAAGATATGCACAGAGTAATGAACTTGGAAAGATTGAACTACCAGATCTAAGAAGACAAGATACAAAGAACAGACAGAATTCAATTGATGATGTAGATCCTTTTGTCAAGCAGAAATTAGAAGCACAAATGATAACCCTTTTCAGTTCTGCACAATCATTGTATAATCAAATGATTGAAGAGGGAATTGCTAAAGAGTGTGCTAGAATGGTTCTACCACTATGCACACCAACAAGAATCTATATGACAGGTTCTGCTCGCTCTTGGATTCATTATATTGAATTAAGATCAGCAAATGGAACTCAAAAAGAGCATATGGATATTGCTAATGCATGCAAATCTATTTTCATAGATACCTTCCCTACCATTGCTGAAGCTCTGGAGTGGAGCTAAATACTAACATTGTTGAACAATTATGCCTACTTACCCTGTGAAAAATAAAGTGACTGGAGAGGAAAAAGAACTCTCTATGACTATGAAAGCATATGATGATTGGAAAAAAGAGAACCCAGACTGGGATAAAGACTGGTCAAAGGGTTGTGCTACTGCATCACGTGAGTTTAAGTGGACTGGAGAAGCAGCATCCAGTGGATGGAATGAAGTATTAGATAGAGCATCCAAACAACCTGGTGCTAATGTCACTAAAAATCGCGATTACAGTTTCTAAGTATGGCAAGAAAAAAACCTTCTGCAGGTATTGGTACAAATCCCGTTCCTTTTGGAATGAGTAACAAGCAAATGAAAAGGAAGAAACCAATCAATCTTGATTACATAAAAAAGATTGAACCTCTTACTGATAATCAGCGAGTATTCTTTGACTCTTACAAAGAGGATAAGAACTTAGTTGCTTACGGTTGTGCAGGTACAGGTAAGACTTTCATTACTTTATATAATGCATTGATGGATGTTCTTGATCCCAAGAGTCCATATGAAAAGATCTACATTGTTAGATCATTAGTTGCAACTCGTGAGATAGGATTTTTGCCTGGTGATCATGATGATAAATCATATCTTTATCAGATACCATATAAACATATGGTTAAGTATATGTTCCAGATGCCAGATGATGCATCATTTGATATGTTGTATGGAAACTTGAAAGCACAAGACACCATTGATTTTTGGAGTACATCTTTTATCAGAGGAACTACTTTTGATAGAGCAATAATAATTGTAGATGAATTTCAGAATCTAAACTTCCATGAATTAGATTCTATGATTACAAGAATAGGACAAGATTCTAAAATTATGTTCTGTGGAGATGCAACTCAAACAGACTTAGTGAAACAGAATGAGAGGAATGGTATTGTGGACTTCTTACGCATCTTGCGTAATATGCCATCTTTTGATATAATAGAGTTTGGTGCAGATGATATCTGCAGAAGTGGTCTAGTCAAAGAGTATATCATTTCTAAACTTGAACTTGGAATAGAACTTTAATGTTTAATCATGTAAATATAGATCTTCCTTCTTTAAACAAAGAAACTATTGATGGTGTCAGATACTATGATGTTCCTGGCAATGCAAAACTAGTTTCAATTACATCTATCACTAGTTGGATCAACAGAGAAATCTTTCGTGAATGGAGAGCAAGAGTTGGAAATGAACAGGCAGATAAAGTAACCAAGGCTGCTACAAGTCGTGGTACAGATATGCATACTCTTACTGAGTATTATCTTAAGAATGAAGATTTACCAGAGGTTCAACCTCTATCAGAATTTTTATTTAAACAATCAAAACCAAAATTAAATTTGATTGATAATATTCATGCCCTAGAGAAATCAATGTACAGTTTGCAGTTGGGTATTGCAGGAACTGTTGATTGTATTGCTGAGTATAATGGTGAACTTGCCATTATTGACTTTAAATCTTCTAAGAAACCAAAACCACGCAAGTGGATTGATCATTACTTTGTTCAGTGTGCTGCATATGCTTGTATGTTGTATGAACTAACAAATATACCAGTGAAAAAATTTGTAATCTTAATGTCTTGTGAAAATGGAGAATGCGTAGTTTATGAAGAGTACAATAAAAAGAAATATATCAAATTACTCTCTGAATACATTAGAGAGTTTGTTACTTTCAAATTACAAGAATATGGCAAAAGCTGATGGAAAAAATTTAGAGAAGTTAATAGAAAATAAATTCTATTGTGCTAAAAGATTCACTGAAGCAATTGAAACTCTTGCTCATGAAAAAGATGGTATGAGTTATGTTGATGCCATTGTACATTTTTGTGAACAGAATAATATTGATGTGGAATCTGTTCCTAAATTAATTACTAAACCTTTGAAAGAAAAACTAAAAGGTGAAGCAATGGAATTAAATTTGCTTAAGAGAACATCTCATGCTAAACTTCCTTTATAATGCCAACTAAATCTGAACTAATGCACTATAGACTTCAAGCATGGTTACGTGAGAACCAATGTGAGGAGTTTGAATACTTAGGTGAAAGACCTGATGCTCTAGGAGTACCACAACATTGGTATCGTATTGCTGATCATGAAGTTACTGTAGATCAGGTTGAAGAACTTGAATTGATGGATGATGCTGAAAGTGAACCCCTTTGAAACCTACAAAACATTTATAGGTATGAAGTCACACTTCATAAGAGAGAAGTATGACTATTCAAGATATGGAAATAAATTATCTAAATTAACTGTACAAGGATTCTATAAAAGAAGAGATAGAATGTTCTTTGAAAGAATGTCCAGACAGTATAATGATCAAGAGATACAAGATTTCTTCATTGCTAATTTTGCTACTGATGAAGATCCATCTACTGTCTATATGCCAAATATTATTAAGAATGGAGAGAAGACATATACATCTTGGAAGAAGAGAATACAATCATTAGCATATACATTTACAGAAGAAGCACATAAGTTATTTGATAATCAAAAAGTAGATGATATATTTGATTGTTCTAAGGGACACCCACCAATATTAAAAAGTTATTTGAGGGGTGACACAAGTTTGGAAAGTATGGTAATATATGATAGAATACTAGGGTACAGAACTAACTTTGATAAACAAATTTCAGAGCATGATCCTGTATGGGGAATGGTGAGTATGAAGATAAGGAAGTACACTCCTTTCCTAAATATAGATGTATTCCGTTATAAAAAAATTCTAAAAGAGATTGTTTCACAATGAGATTTTTAGACTCAGAAATTGTTCAAAAAGAGATGAAAGACATTGAGACTTTACAAAAAAAAGTCTATGGTAATGTCTTTAATTTTCCTAATATGAACAGAGAGGATAAAATACTTCATATTGAACTTCTTGAAGAATTAATAGAAAAACAACAGATTTTCTATAAGAGATTGAGTCTCTCTGATGACCCTAAGGCAAAGGAGATACGAAAAACTGTTATGGATAGTGCTGAAATGTTTGGATTTAAATCTGATGGTGATTTGTCATTGATGTTTGCACAAATGTCAGCGGCAATTGGTGAAATGAAAAAACAACTTGACAAGTCGTAAATTTACATTATAATAACTGAGTACAAACAAGCCAAATACAACAAATACGAGGTAAACAAAATGGGTTTTAAAGACCTTAAAAAGCAGAGTTCTTTGGGTTCTCTAACTAATAGATTAGTTAAAGAAGTAGAGAAAATGAACAATGCAGGTGGTGGAAATGTAGATGATCGTCTCTGGAAACCAGAGGTTGATAAGAGTGGCAATGGATATGCTGTTGTCAGATTTCTACCAGCACCAGATGGAGAAGAACTTCCATGGGTAAAACTATTTTCTCATGCATTCCAAGGACCAGGTGGATGGTATATTGAGAACTCACTTACCACAATAGGACAAAAAGATCCTGTTGGTGATCTTAACAGGACACTATGGAATAGTGGTAATGACACAGACAAAGATACTGTAAGAAAACAGAAGCGTAAGTTATCTTACTATAGCAACATCTATGTTGTTAAAGATCCTTCTAATCCTCAAAATGAGGGTAGAGTATTTCTTTACAAGTATGGTAAGAAGATCTTTGATAAGATCATGGATGTAATGCAACCTGAGTTTGAAGATGAGACACCAATCAACCCATTTGATCTATGGGCAGGTGCAAACTTCAAATTGAAGATTGTTAAAAAGGATGGTTTCTGGAATTATGATAAGTCAGAATTTGACTCTCCTAATCCATTATTGGAAGATGATGATGCACTAGAAGCAGTATGGAAGAAAGAATTTTCTTTAACTGCATTTACTGCAAATGATCAGTTTAAAACATATGATGAGTTAAAGACTCGTTTAGATTATGTTTTAGGAGCAAAGGCAAAGTTACAAGTAGCTCAAGAAACTGAGTATGATAACTATGCTGCTCAAGAGACACAGAAAGTAACTGAGGAAGAAGTTCTTAAGAAATTAGAAACTTCCTACCAAGAAAGCAAAGCAGTTGAAACTGTGAATGCTCCTTCTTCTGAAGAGGAAGAAGATCCACTAAGTTACTTTGCTAAGTTAGCAGAAAGTTAATTAGGTCAAAACAAAATTGACTTTTTAATTCCAAAATACTGGGAAAAAATTTCCCAGTATTTTTTTGTGCCTATTACTTTTTTTTATTCGTATATTCTTATGTTTTCGCCTTTGACAACATTCTTAGAAACATATTGAGTGCTT